CCAATTTTTGCTCCAGATTTTCCACCTAAAGCGCCGCCAATGGCTGCGCCACCAATCCTTCCTAGGCTTCCCCAGGGACCAGGATTGTCAAAGGTGTACGCACCATGGCCAGCAATACGTGGACCAATTCGTCCACCGCGAACACCAAACGGTCGTCTCCGAGGGCGTCGTTTAACAGGGCGTTGACTTGGACCAATACGTCCACCTGCAACCCCAAAAGGTTTCTTTCTTCGATTATTTTTCTTTGCTCGAGGCATCGTTTCTTCTTTTATCTGGCGTTGTTCTTTCTTGCTTTCCAGATAATTTTCCAAACCAATGGGAATGTGATGATAATCTCCACCACAAAAGCTCAATAAATCTTCCAACCGTTCCTGCGGGTCACTCGGCCGCACAGGAGGTTCCTTCTCGAGACGATCAATCATGTAATCTGCCACACGCATAAAATCCGCTATTAAAGCATCAGGCATGCGAGGGTAGAGTAGAAAATGTTCTCTTGCCGCTTTCGCACGACGAGCATCATCTCTATCACATGAATCCTCATTATCATCATCAGTGTCTTCACAAATACACTGGAGCCAGGGGTAACCGCAAATCTCACAGTAAATTTCATCCCTGGGTTGACCTACAAAATTCCCGTCAACAAGGGAAAACACTCGTCCTTCATTCCAGGATAGTGCATAAAACTCGAACAAACGTTCTTCACGCGGGCGTCCTGTATATAACGCCCGTATGTTTTGATCTGGAGTAAGGTTTTGTTTCGCGGCTTTCCACTCAACGCACAAGGCATCATCGCCTTGATCCAAAAAGGAATACTTGCGGAGGAGAAACTGAATATACAATCGTACGTATTCACGGAACGCAACATTGGTGTAGCCCACCATAAAAAGGGCTGCAGCCTTAACCAACTTCATTGGGGGTCCAGGCTTCTTTGAATATTTCAATGACGACATCAATTTCTTGGTGTTGTACCGAGGCACCCAAAGACCATCTAACTGCATCGTTGTCGCAGAAAGATAATCCAGATCTTCTGGTTTTCGGGGCTCTAGAGTGTCAGTTGTAGTGACTATCTCGAGCTCTTTCCACACTTCAATCACACTTTTCCCGTTATACCACACATGTGCTTCGTCCGACACTGTCCAGGTATTATCATCACCACAAAGGGCAAAACGGGTATGATCATCGAAAATCTCATAGGTCTGCATTTCAGCAGGCGCGGTCCTACACCACGCATAAGCCAAAAGAATGTATAAACACAACGTATTGTCAACAATTGTATTACATGAACCACTAGGGTTTCCACCATTCTTCATCACTACGGTACCAGTAAACAAACTTATACACGTGTGAATGAGATTTCGATAATACACCTTAACTCGGTGTTGATTATCTAAATACTCTCTACACTCTTCACATCCAGCATGCTCAACTGGAAAGTGGCACGTTGGTTTCGCCAAACAATCTGCGCGAAATTCCGCAACGGCCCAAAGGATCGCATTAAACAATGAGGAGTCATACGCAGACTCATCCAGGGCATAGCCATTCTGGAAAAAACTCAATTTCTTTATCAATTGATCCCATCCTCCGCGCCAGGTATTTAACCCCACGGTGGAAGAAGTGCACAAGTGTGATGCATAGAACATTTGGTTCTGATGCAAAAAGAGGCGGTTTCCATGAACCGTCATCTCTACAGGACCGGCAGTAAAAGTACGAGTTGAGTTCTCTTCAATTTTCTCGACCAACCGCAGCTCTTCTTTTAGAGCATTTCCGTAAATAGCGAGGTAATCCTCTTGAACTAATAAACGGATCCAATCCTCCGATAACCATGGCTTGGCTCCTCCCCAGTCAAAGAACTCCTTCTTTGTTTTAAACTGGTTAGACCAAACCTTACCACAGGAGGTCGACATATCCAACGACATTATCGCCTCATCTTGTGATATAACATCAGCTCCCATCATCCATGGGCCAAAGTGTTGTTTCATCATTCCAACAGCTTTGTTGAACGCTAACACCTGCTTCTTCTTAGGCAGTGTAGGGCGTCCACGCTGATATTTTGCTGCAGATTTTAGGGCTGCATCGCCATTCAAGGCGGAAATACCCCACTCATCTCGAAAATCGTCGCAATCAAGATCGTTTTCCAACTCGAACTCTTCCAAATCGAACTCTTCTGTCCAATTATGTTTCATACTCGAGGAAACACGCATCGTGAAAACAGGAACCATTACATATGGGTTCAACCATTTATCCATTAGGGGGTGTTTATAAACACGCTCTTCAAAACGGACGGCGCGGTTCTGGGGCATTTGGCACCATAATTTAGGTGCATCTTCTTCCACATAAACACTGCGCACAAAGGAGTTATTGCGACTTACATCAGCTGTGCTGTACAAGACAAAAGTCCGGGTATTTTGACCACGGCTTGTCGAGTAAGGTGACAGCTGGCGGCGCAATGGAAAATCCATACCAGCCAGTTTAATCACTGGCGAGGATATTACTTCCACTGCTTCCGCAGTTACCGGCACATACGCATTAATTTTCGTATCTCCTCCAATAACAAATCCAATAATCTGGCCATTGTTATTAATAAGGGGAGCACCACAGCATCCTGGCTGGGTGGGCACACGATGGTAACCATTAGGTGACGCTGGACCTGAGGCAATTCGCACAGTCTTATCTTCCGAAGAATAAAAGCCCATGGTTAAAACCTCTTCCATGAGAGTTGGCACCACCACTTTCCATCCTGGTGACTTAACACTATTCAAGTGGAAATAACTCAAATCAGTCTGAAAAGGATAAAAAATATCCTCTAGAATATGATTACCTGCAAAATTTACAGCTCTATAACGAGCACCCTTCTCTAGGGCATGCGTAGGCACAATCAACTTATTACTGATATGAGTTGCACACGATATCCAAATTCCTTTTGCAGGATTTTCG